AGTCAAATTGAATATATATGCGGTCTGCAAAACCACGAAAAATAAAATTTTCGATGCGCCCAATCCTGGGATCGTGGATGATGGTATCCTTTATGGACGTTGTTACATATGCCGATGCGGTAAGCATCGGTTTGCCGATACCCGATTTTATTCCATATACAGTGAGCCGTATCCTATTCCCGATTGACTCCGCGAGCCTGGATTTTATGGCCTGAGTAATATTTTTTGTTCCGGATATAATAGCGAGCCCCCCGTGCGACGCAATCTCGATTGCCCCCGAATCCGTAAGCGCAATATCAACACCATGGTTATCCGTTCTGGAATATACTTCATTGCCGGCAATGCTTTCTGTGTTCTTAAGGACAGGGATCCTAATAATCGTTCCTGGGTCAATTTCGGTCTCTTCGGATATACCATTTGCCAGAGCTATAAGAATGCCATCATCCGGGTCGTCGAGATATTGCTGAGCTAATGCATCAATACTTATTCCTGCGGTTGCAGTAACATATTGATAGCCATACACCAATATTGCATTAGTATTTGTGGTAGTTCCGGCAATTGTTGTCTGTGTTTCAGCATGAATTACCGTCGGACTATCATTGTCTGATTCCGCGGGGAGCAGATAGACATCTGGATTATCTGATGATAGCGCAGCTTGTGCCGCAACGGTATTTATTTTATTTTCAGCGGTATAAATGCATGCTTCAATTTCAGACTGAAATGCTTCGACGACACTTCCATACTTGGCTTTTGTATAATCAGGTATATCATTCATATCATCAACAAGTGATGATATACCCTTGCGGATCTGCTTACATTGAGCAATGGCATCATTTGCAATATCGGCAGGCGCGGTGACAACGCCCAAACCTAAATCACTAATATCTTTTGCTAATCCAACAAGTTGGATTGGAACAGAGAACAGTGTATTATTGATGATACCGGAAACAAGCGCCTTGTAGGTTTGCATTTTTGATTTCAATTTTGATATCTGTTTGCGCACGTTTTTCACGGGATCAGCTATCTTTGTACTCCATGTATAAGTGGCCATAAGTGGATCTATATTATTCCGTATCTTCTCTTCCACGGTGGCCCTTGCTTTTGTGAGGGCGGTAAGCTGCGCCAAATACCCCGTCCCATTGATGGTAGATGTTTTTAGTTTGCTAACTGTTGCAGACGATAACGTACCGTCTGCCATTGCCAGCTTCAATCGTTCTTCAACGGGTTGATCTGGGTAATACGTTGTTGGGAGATATCTGGTTTCTATGGCATGCATACCAGCCAAATCATCCGACGACACTAAATTGTCGCTTATCATCATAATTTCTGCAGGGTTTTCAAGGGGTGCCATCGCAGCGTCTGCGTCATCCAGAAGTGTAATGGAATCCGTTGTCCCCGCAGCCCCTGTTGTCGCTCTCGATGCCTCTTTCTCTTTGCCCAAAATCCGCAAACCGGTAAATTCGACGGTATATGCATACCAGAAAGGCCTGTCTTTTGATTGAGAGACCTTGAAGTCTTTCAATATGACTTCCCAAGAATCAGTGGCGGAATCATAATTTCCACTGGAGATTTGATCATCCGCGACCGTCGCGAGATTATAAAGATAAAGCTTCGCATCGCCGTAGTTTTTATTGTTTTCCTTGTAACGAATGATATGGTCACGAATGTAATAAATCTCTTCCTTTCCGGTTAGCCATAAATCTCCGCGCATCCCCCGATAGATGCGCTTTATTTCGGAATTGCCTGTATTGCCTGACAGCGTAATTTTCGCGACATCGGACCCGTAATCATCCACGAATAATCCGCCAAATGTTTTTGTTTCCGAGACACGCTGCGGATAGATTGTCTCTATATTTTGGGGAGGCAGGGAGAATGTAAAGAGCTCGGAGGGCTGCGATCCAGGCATGACGATTTCGAGGAGGAAAGATTTTTTCCAAATCTCGGGATAAGCAAATTTCGCCATACTTTCCCTCTTTATTCGATCGTTGCCGTTCCCGATCCCGTACCAGTAGTTTGACATGTTTGATTCGGAATAGGGGTCCCCGTAGCATCCAAGACCACGCCAGTTGCAGTTGTTTCAACCATAATCGGTATGACTGCGTTCTCAGTAATATGCGTTATTATTTCATCTGCAATTGCCGTCCAAAACTCCCTCATGCTTGCTTTAGTATCATTGGGTACTATAATCCCAAATGGCACCATAGCAAGGATCCTGTCAGCGATCGCCTGCCCTAAAACTGCTTTATCCATTGCCATATCAAGTTCCTACCACACTATCGCCACAGTGTGGCAAACCCGTAATAGGACAAAACAGTATCGCGCAAAATGGACCAGTGCCCTTTGCTGCTACAACACCAGTCATCTTGAACGATCCGCCAGTGATTTTTCCATTTATTGTCTTGATCGTGGCGCCCTCCGCCGTTAACTGTACTTCATTGCTCGATTTGTCCTTAATATTGATTCCTGAAGCATCAGTGGTTATCACATTCCCATTTTTATCCTCAACCTTTACACCGTCCGAATTGAGGGTAGCTTTGTTTGAATTCGCATCCTCAATCACGATTCCATCCTGGTCGATGATCGCTTTATTATTGTTCCAGTCTGTCAGCACCATTGCCTTGTCGCTCTTCTTGACCGATAAACTAAAACCATCTTTATCTTCAATCAGTAAATCGCCTTTTGATTTATCATACGTTTTTTGCCATCCGCCCTCTTTTCGGCTGAACGCTTCAGATTCTTTATCTTTCACCAGAAAATCGTCTTTGAGCGCATCGAGGTTGTGAGGGAACCCGGAAGCAATGATGAAGGCGCTTTCGATTTGGCCGGTAGGCATGATCATGAATACATATGTGTCCTCCGGCGGTAAATCGCGGCCGCCGGTGGGTAGATCATCTTTCGTTACCCAATCTCTGGAGGCTACAGGGATCCTTCTGATTTCGAATCCCCTGTCGGTCAACATATCTACGGTATGGTCTTCGGAATGCCGTGCAATCACCTTCCCCCACATACCGAAGATCCCCTGGGGGGAATTGTAACCGGCATTCTTTAGTTCGACCTGAGAAGATCCATGAGGGGTTGATTTGATCGTGATTTTTTTCACGACTTATCCTCCAGCTCAAGCAATTGCTTCCCCACATTAGGAATTGGCGATTGCATGGCGCCATCCTGATACACATACCCGCGGGTAATATCCAATGTCACCTTTGGGGATTTCCCATACATCCAGCTTCGCATGGTGCGCTCGATATACCACTCACCCCCGAGAAAAGATAATTTTTCTCCGATCCTCGGATACTTCATTATCTTTTCATCATCCACATCGATGGTGGTTATTTGGCCGTTAAGCAATTCATCATTTTTGCCATACCAATTATACATTGTCTCGGCTGCTTTTGCGAGCACCCGCTCTGAATTTGTGGTGGTTATATCCCGTTTGAAATAGCGGAATACTATCTCCATTGGCCGATAGCCATAGATCGGCCATTTTTCATTGTTTATTTTCCGTGTCGTCCTGTATTGATCGATCGTGAGAGTTTCAAGCCTATCCAGCTCACTTCCCGGCATACTCCCGTAGAAAAATGTCTTGACCTCTGAATTGTCTCGCCCTACTGAATAATCGGTTAAGACAATCGATTTTGCCTGAATGGTTGGAAGCGATTTCCAGTCACTTGCGTCAAATGGGGCCAGCCGTGCGATAATTTTATATTTTTTGGTGTCCTGATCCCACCGCCCGAACAGTTCATAGATGGGAGCCGGAATAAGACTTTTCCAGATTCCCCAGATATCATTTTCTCCGGTCTGATAAAGCCCCATCGCCAGATCGTACCATGCCTCAAGATCGCTTGAGATGCCAGTATCGATATCGATATACTTATCGATGAGGGCCTTAATTCCAGCTGCCACGCCGCTGTCGTTCACCGTAGTGAGCGTTATGAAATTTTTATATATGGTGCGCAGTGCGGCCCTGAGCTTCTTCCCCGAAGCCTCAAGTTCGCGTGTCAGAATATTGTCTGCTATATCTTTAGGGAGACCTGGCCACAGATGATAATCAAGGGGAAGAATAAAAATCGATAGCAGCTTCCCGAATCCATACCCTTGCACCACAATATTCCGCGACGGTCCCGTGTCGCCCATTTGTGCGATATAGCGCACGCCGCGCACGATCCCACAATACCTTGTTTTGCCAAACTCATCAAAAAATACAAGGTCCATCGGCGCTATCTTGTCCACCCAAGTCTTTCCATCGTTGTCAGCAGTCGGTAAAAGAGTAATCGAAAACGGAGAGTCGGGATTTTCGATTGCCTCTTCAAACGAATACCCTATCATGTCGATCGATTCGCCCTTTTGCGTTGTAGGCGACGAGACGAACTTCACAATCGTCGATTCCGTGGCGTTCGAGGCGTAGTCCGGACGAATGATCGTAACCGAGGTTTCAAAGCGCCGCACTACACTCTTCATCATGCCCTCTCAAACGCATTACCGGAGCCAATGATCACTTCAGTAGGTTCAGCAATTTTATCGGCGGCCTTTGCTATTTTTTCTGCGGCGGCATTATTGTTAACAGTAAAATCATTCAAAATGCGCGCGAAGCTGAGAAAGAAATCATGCCAATCGACAGAGGACTGAGCCACTTCATTACTGCTAAGCGATTTTTGTTGCGCTGACATAAAAAGCGCACTGAATCCGCGATAATCGATCTGGGGTTTATCCAGGGTGGTAGCTTGCTCACCGTTGTTTTCTCCGTTTCCTGTCGGCTGAACAAATCCGGCGGAGTCGAAACTCGGAGTAAGCGCAGCGGTCTCCATCCGTGGCGCCCAGCCCCTGAACTTCCCTGTCAACATATCGGCGAACGAGGAGCCCGCGAGCGAAAGACTCACGGGGAGCTTTGCCATGGCCGCTTCCGCAGGCCCAACGCCCGACGGCTCGTAATTGCTTTGTGATACGGGAGGAGCCCCGCTCTGGACGCCGGGCGCTATCATCTTCCACATCTTCTCCCATTCATCTTGGGTAATCCCTCCACCATTTCGTCCAGCGGAATCGATGAGCGTATTCAGTGGACCAAGAATGCTGTCAATGAGCGCGGAAAGCTCCTTCTTCTTTCCAGCCTCCAACTGATCAATGTACGACTGCTCTTTCTTGGTAACAGAGCCATCGGCTTTGGCATCTTTTGTAGCCTTCGCAATCTTCTCATCCCACGAAGATTCCAGGGTTTTTATACGGAGCGATATCTCCCTGAAAAGACCGCCGGCACCGGGGTCGTTATCGACGGCGGCACCCTTGAATATCCCGATCTTTGGATATTCGCTCATCCATTTTGGATTGTACTGTCCAAATTTATCAAACAGAGAGGATATTTCATTCAAGGAGGGCGGTGTTTTGTCCGTGAAGGCATTGAATCCTTTTTCCCAATCCTTCGTCTTGTACTGATTCTTCGCCAAAAAATCGGCGATACCAGGAAGGTCATTTACATTCTTGCCGGTCCAAAGAGAGTCGAGCGTTCCCGACGCCGAGAGATAGCGACGGACATCATCGGGTAAATTTTCCAGATAGCTTATGATATTCATCGCAGCTTCCGAATTATCGGAAATGCCATTCTGATCGGTATCTTTCCCCGTCTTATCGTTCAGCCCTTTAGTGAGTAAGCTCTCAGCTTTCCCCTTTACCATCTCTTCTGACTTGCTGCCGTAAATGCCACCCAAGGCTGTCGAGATTGCTTTCTGGTATCCTTCCGCCACCTTGTTCCCTGTGATACCCATGAGAATTCCGCGCAATACGGACATCACTTCGGTCTTCGTGGGAAGTACATTTGCGCCAGCGTTTGCCAGCTCCAATTTTATCTCTTCTGTGGCGGTTTTTAATGTCATTTCAGGGGAAGCTGCGCTCGTTGGCTCGGCTATGACGGCGGTAGCATGCTTGTATGCTCCGCTGTTGAACGAATCGATGATTTCTTTCGCGGCAGTGTAATTTACACCAAAGGCCTTCACTACGGCTTCAGTCAAATTCGCATAGGAACCACCGGCGATCTGTGTCTGTAGAATTTTCATGGTTTCTGTAAAGATTTCTGGAGTAAGCCCTTGCTCTCGCGCACGCTGCACGGCGAGGTATCCATTCTCATTGATGTTTCCATATCGCTCGTAGACGCTCCATTTCCCTTCCGCGTCATCCTTAAATCCGCGCCTGGCTGCTTCGCGCAGAGTATTTTCAACGGCTTTATATCGTACAACATCATATTCGCTCTCGAATGAGGTGGATTTAAAACCTTCATTCATCGTCTGATAGCGCTGTAGGCCCTGCTCTCCTTTCCAGGCGGGATTTCCATTGCCAAGCAGTGCGATAAAGTTTTGCGTCCTTGTTATTTCATCGAATCCCTTGATGATGCCGCGATTCAACCCCTCTTCAAAAATGCTCAATGTGGCGTTCAGATATTCCTGGTATTGTGCGCTTGCAAGCCCCTGCGCCATGGTGCCGCCATAGGTATATCCCAAAGCGTTCGGGCCAGCACCGTATCGCGCTGCATACCCTTCTGCTCGCATCAAGCTTTCACGGTCGGCCCCCGTGCCTCGTTCAAACCTAAAGACTTGTTGGGCGGCGTTATAGGGTGTCAACCCATTACTCGATACTCCGATCTTGGCAAGCTGCTCAACAACAGACATCCCCTCTTCGAGCGAGTAGCCAAATTTCGCGGCTGATTCGCCCGCGAGATTGAATGCTTTCCGGAAGGCTTCTGAATTCGTCCTATAATTCCCGGTTAGGTTCCCCAAAACAGCGGTCAGCTCCATCGCTTGTGGAACCTGTTTTTCCCACTGTTCGGAGAGCTTATTCGCGGCCAAGCCGACGCCCACAAGCGCGGCACCCACCCCCAAGCCCACCGTCGCGCCGGTTCCTAATCCTGCAAAAAGTCCTCCAGCCTTGGCGCCGGCGGCAACGTCAGATGCCATGCCAAGCGCCGCACCGGCGGCGTTGCCGCTCCCTATTGCTCCTATGTACCCCGGCGCCCGGCTTATCACTTTTGTCGCATTTTCCACGACGCGTAATACGCTCTGCTGCTGGCCTTTATCATTCCGTTCTTCTTCAATTCCGGTCGCCTTATTATAGGCGGTCAGTGCTCGTGCGTAATCCAAGACGCCCGAGGAATTCCCCGCAATGGCGGCTTTCTGCAAAGCATTCACCAATGAGTCTACCGCCTGTGTCGCCTGATTGGCATTGGCAACTGCCTCACCGGTCTCGAGTTTTAGTCGGACTCCTACTTCCTGCGTGCTCATGCTTTCTCAAATGCCTCTCTTATCCCCGCAGCTTCTTCGTCTGTATACCCGAGATCACGCAATTCGTCGATGCTGAATTGTGGCTTATTCGCACGCTCGCGCCACAGTTTCCGTATCACGTCCTCATCATATGAGACCCAATACTGGAACAAGATGGAAGCCTGTTCGTCAGTTGCCTCTTTAAGACGGGGATCCGTTGGCAATACCCGAAAATGCTCCATCATCCATAGACGTTGCAGTGTCTCCGGCTTTGCCGAGTTCAGCCTTTCCTGCAGGTCGAGATTGGCGAAGTCTGCCCTGTATGTCGCCACGAAAGGTGTCAACCAGACGATAGAGTTCTATGATGAGCTCTTCGTCTGGGCAATCCTCCCAGGACCAGTCAGGATCCTTAGCGCGGGCATTCTTCCACCAGTCGGGGCCATCGATTACCACGACATCGAGAGTGGAAAACACCTCATTGTTATACATTGCTGATACATCGAATGTCGACGCAGGCAATCCACTTCTTCGAATCGCCTTGATCTGATCGATGCGGATTCGATCACGTCCCATCGGATACTTAACCTTGAATGTTCCTCGTGAAGTATCGAACGTTTTTGTAATTGCCCTGCCCTCAAGCATCGTGGTAAAAAGATCAATCTCTTCCTGGGGGATGTTTCTTTTTGTCTTCCTTTCGCGAGGAACATCTTCAACATCAAAATCGCTCATAATTCAATCCTTAAATTAGGCCACAACATTTGTGAATGTCGGGCCAGTAGAATTCGTTGAGCCACCCCCTTCGTCCAGCGGAATCCTTTCCAGGGCCCACAGCTGAATATTTCCCTTTGCGTATTGATTCCCCTCGATGGTCACACCGGAAGATGCCACTACGACACCCGAAAAAGCTTCAAGGACAGTATCCGTCTTTTTGTTGTAGAATTCGAGATACTGAAACTTGGCACCATCATCGAGCGCCGTCTGCCGCGTAGGGACTATTTCAGAAAATGCCTGGGTTCCCCCAGGGGCGTCATTGGTGTCCATCTTTCTCTTTGCAGGCACAAACGAGCCAAGGGTAATTTCGCACGAATAGTCCGCGGGATCGATCGAAAGCGGGCCAAGGTAGCCAATCACGTTCGCTTTTTGGAGTTGGAAATTCTCGGTAAAGCCAACATTCGACGCAAGACCTATTTCAATTTCGGCGCTATCGCTTGATTTACCGACACGAACTACCACATTCGCGCCGGAAGCGATTATCTGCTTCGTAACATTGTTCATCGACATTGTTTACTCCTGCCTTATACGGCAACAGATTCCTGTGACCCATAATAGTGCTGGTTCGCGGTAATAAAGAAGAAATTCTGAGGCGCGGTGAGGTTAGTATGGAACTCGATGAATGTTGCGCTACCTACTCGCCTGATCACAAGTCCCCATGCTGTTCTGCCCTTGTCATCCTTCACGATCAGCCCCTGCCTAAACCAATCGGCGACTCGTGCCCAGAATGTTGCCTCAACGGCGCCCATAGAGGATGTAACACCAGGCTTGCCAACATATTGAGCAACACCATCGCGTAGATCGCGAGCCATATAGTTCGATTCGCGCTTCATGGACCGCTCGCAGCGCTGCAGCTCGTTCCCTTGATACGTTGTCACCGTGCGAATGGTCGCGAACCTGTTGTCCTGAGACTTGCCACCAGCAATGACGCCACCCTGGATAAGCTTTACGAGATCGCTCTTCTTCAGATCGACCTCCCACGCGAGAACATCGACCGATTTGTTGGTCATCGGCTCATTCACCGCGAGCGCCACTTCCTGGCCAATCAACTTCGCAGCATACATTGCCGGAGAATAAAGCTTTACCGATGAGGCCTCTGCTGTCAGTACGCCATAGTTTCTATATCCTGGGTATGCCACACTTCCGGTATCACTCGCAAGCGCTTTTGCTCTCGCAATGGTTTCGTCTACCGTTTCACCCGTAGCGCCTCCAACAAGGAACATCCGCTCCTTCCTGCCCTCTGTGCTGGACATGAGTACACAATGATTTTTGATAAGGACATGCACCGCCTCATCTGTCGAGGCAGTGCCAATGATGGACACCTCTTCGGTTTCCAACTTCTCAAGCGTGTCGGAATACTCCGTCACCGTACAGGCTCCATGAGTACCACCGCTGAAATAAATCCAATCGGAATCGTTATCGGGCAATACCCTCGAAGTCGCGTCTGTGATGAATTCGGCAGAGCCAATCCATGGAGCATTCTCCAGTGTATCAATGAGCGCCTGCAGGTTGCTGTTCGCGGTATAGGCCGCCGTCTTGATATCCACTGCCGAAATACTGTCGAGCTCATCCGAACGTTCGGATGATGCGTTGGCGGTTATAGCCACACATGTATATGCCGATTTATCATTGATGTAGTTTACTATATCTTCAATTGTGTCGAAGCTTGTAAAATCTACACTGAGATTATCAGCCGAAACATCGGTGACTGTCGTGGTGAGTCCAGTTTTGGTGATGGTCATTGTCGCGGCGCTTCCAGTGCCAACATATTGAACCGTGAATGATTGCCGTATGATATTATCGACAGAATACTCATTACCAGCAAAACTGAGCATCACCTTTTTTGAGCCAGACGTGGTTCCGGCAATGAGCTTCATCTTGACTTGATTGGTGTGCAGTCCGTAGTCCTTGGCTTTGATCGAAAGCACGGGTATCGCCGAGTTCAGCATGGTACGCGAGGCCTGTGTACCGGGGTTCACACGCATGGCGCCCACATATTGGGGTATAAGGTCTCCACCCGGGCTGAACGCGCAAAGGACGGCCTCCAGAAGCGGTCCGCCGCGAAGTTTGTCGATTGCGTCGGAAGGACTATAGAAAAAATAGAGCGTATTCGGCTTTCCGCCATCTGATTCACCAATAAATACCGCACGATTCGCCGAAGTCCCTCCGCCCTCTCCGTTCACATAATTTGTCCGGCTATACGAACCGGGGATATAATGCTCAGTTCTTTGGCCGGCAGACTCAAATGCAACACTGTTTACACCCATAGGTACCTCCTATTTAAGCTTTTCGGCTCAGAACTTCCTTTATGGTCGCTTCCCATTCAGTTACTGTTTTAATCAACCCTTTGAATAGGGACAGCAACATCTTGTCAATATTTGCCGAAATGGAATGAGAATCCAGATATTTTTTTATATCAATTCCTGGATCAACTACCTGCCCTTTACTCTCTGTAGTAACTACAGAGTCCTCCTTCTTAGCCATGTAACACCTCCGCCCATACGGTTTTGTCGAGCTCAATGATCTCAGAATCAAAAATAGTCTGTTGCACTATATAATCAGCATCAAAGCTGATTTGCCCGCCATAAAGAGTTTGACCGAAATCTAAATTATAATTCCCGCTTCTCTGCCCATGTATTGTATCATCAAATAGATGGAGATTGGAAGCCTTTTCCATTTCGATTCTCAAAGGTCCAGCTAAAAACAATTCAAGCAGGCTATAAATTTCGTTCTTCATCTGAATATTTTCCGACCATACCTCAAAAGAAATATGGTCCCGTCGGTGAGAAGTGCCAGAAACCCCATACAGCTTTTCGGTCGTCTCAAAATAGGAAGTTAACCATTCCAGCGCGCCCGGTGCGATTTGATACTTTCCCGATCCTATATCCGCGAGGTCGTCCTTTACAATTTCGCATGGCTCGAATGCCTGTAGCTCGGCTAATTGAGGAACTTTTTCGTCGGATGAAGAAACAATCGTTATGGAGGGAAAGAGCATGCGCGTGTCCCTGTGGTTGTTTTGATCGAGCAGCGCCGCAAAGGGATGCTCCTGACCTATATGAACCTGATTCATGACGGGATACAAATCGGAAAATCGGACGTTTGTAAAATAGCTCTTAAGGCTTTTTACGAATACATCCTCAATATCAACGCCCTGATTGATAATGATAATCATGTCTACAGCCCCAAATCCTTACGAAGCCCAGCCTGGATCATCTCATTGACGATATCCCGAACGTTGTCCGCAACGTGCTGTGATATGTGCAGAGCGGGCGTCGCAGGCTTTATCCATGACGAGGCTGGCGACTCAGCCGATATGACGCGGAAGGTGAAATACGCCGAAGACCGCTTCTTTTCCGTGTCAGCGACCATTAGGGACATTCCCTCCGTGTCCCCTCCTGCACCTCGAAGCATGGAGCCCCACGCATCTTGGCCCTGCTCTCCTTCGTATTCGGCGCGCTGAATGGCTTCGCCCGCATAGTTCAGTTCGGAGTGAGTCGAGGGAAGTACACGGGTTCTCACAAATTCCCCTGCTTTTATCTGCATTCGCAGCATGGCGTAAATCTGCTCAGGAATTATGTTTCTGAAATGCACTGTTCCTGGCGTCCCCCACCTGAAAGGTACGATCAAATAGGGAACCCACCGTGGATTTTCTTTTGTACCATGGTTCGCCACGCGGCTTTTCTTGCCATACGGGTGCGTGGTCTTCATGTCCAATTGCTTTGTTCCGTCTTCGATCATTCGCGCCACTTTTGAATCGTTGTACACCGTATAGTCGAAAGGGCCGTCGCTCCGTACTTGTACATGCGCAGCATATCCCCCTGTCGGATGCTTCAGCCGATCCGAAGAGCCGGGAATCTGAGCCCCCATGGCATAACTCTTCCATGTAGCCTGTACGATATTCACCGCTGCTTTGAATGACGCACTTGTTGACGGCATGCTATTGGCGCCAATGAATTTCAATCGCGCTTGCAACATACCGAGAAAATCATTCTCCGGGATAATTTTAATACTTATCATATCCCTTTCCTCTCTGCGTATGTCGAAAGCAACTTCAAAGCAACTCGGCGTGGCAAATTCTGGTTCTCGCTCGAACGCACATTAGGAAACTCGCGTATTACCCGATACGTAGGGAAATAACGATACATTACAAAGAGAGGGGCGTTGTCCGCTGGCAATCCTAAAACAGAGCGCCACTTGATCTTGTTGACGCCCCAGAAATCAAAATGCTCGGAGGGATAATATTTTGTAGAGCCTGATTCTATATACTCGATCGACTCAACATAGAACGCCGGAATTATGTCAACGCCCGAGACGTGCTTATCGATAATCACCTTTCCAACTTGGCTGTCAGCCAGTACAGTGATGACATCCCCCTCTCCTACGCCCGCCCACGCGGGGAAGGTCATCGACGCTTCACCGCCCACTGTCTCCAAAAATTTCCAATCTGGTTCGGAATGCTGTTGTCCTGTGACGGCAAATAGGAAGGGTTCCAGGTATGCGACCTGGTGCGCCACTATAGCGTCTCCGACATCAGCATCAACATTGTTGGCGAAAATGAAATTCCGCCTATAATCTGTGGGAGTGTATGAAACATTTTTTGTGATGTTGTAGATTGAGACTGCTGAGAGAATATCGTCCCGAGTTGAGCGCTCGGACGCGATCCCTGCTTCTCCGCTTGTACGCAGTTCTTTCGCTTCAAAACACCCGGCGCCAAGGTATGTCAGCGAGGTCTCAAGCACCGTCTTTACTATGGGGCGGTCCAGGACAACCTGTATCTGCTCTCCGATATCAGGGATCCTGTCACCACCGATTTTGCAAAATTTTCCGAAACGTGCCGTTGATGTATACGACAGCCCCATATAGTCATAGACGCCGATTACAATCGCATCGGAATACGGCAACTCTACAACCCCACCCTCAAGATAATAAAGAGTTACGGTTTCAGTTGCCCTTTCCTGGAAGCCGTAAAGATACCCCTCTCCTCCACATTTTGTACAATTCAAATCAGGCCTTCCGTTGGCCGAAACGCATGTACATTTCGAGGCGCGCAACCACCGAACCCATTGGCCGTGGCGAGTAATTAGAGCTTCATAGTTCTCGCGGGTAAGGCTTAATTTGACCGGAGAATTCTTAGTTAAACCATATCCCTTCATCGCTCATCCCTTATATGCTGCCCATAATCTGTACGCCAAACTTGTCACGGTTCTCCTTCAGATATTTCTCGATATCCTTCAAGTAAACCTGAATCCTGGCACCGAAGAAGGCATTCGTTGCGCTCTGGGTAGAGCTGAACGATTCAGACAGCCCGTCGATCGAAATTGAAGACGAGGAAAAGCCGGCAATAAGGCCATCCCCGATAATATTCAGGAGTTTACAAGCGGCTACTTTCCCAATAATTTCTCTCAAGTCGCTCGGGACCTGGGAGGCGTCCTCGAAGCCCGCTACATAATCAACCTTGTATCCGTGGGGGTAATCCCCTGCGAAAATGTTGTATCCCAATGTCATTGCAGCAGGGATAATCCTGAAAGAATTGTCAGAACCGGCCCGCGGGAAAAAGCTTATCACGCCCTTACGGTGATCAATACGCGCCCAGCCGAGCAAGTTTAATATTTTCTGATCGGCAATGCCGTAGAAGTCAAATCTTGATACGGAAATGATTGGACGTTTCCGCAAGACGATACGACCATACCGATTCCATTTGTCGTGTCGGTAGAAATAAGGGTCTTCAGCTTCATCATAATCCACGCCGCGCACAAGACTGCCGCCTGGCTGGCACACAATTCTTGTCTTGTTAATCGTGATCTTCAAGGCTCGCGCCATTTCGCTCGTAGCTGATTGAATAGAATTTACTATTTGAGCATCGGAAAAGAGCTCTCCGTTTTGTGCCTGAAAGTTGATACCCCACAAGTAGGTTCTTCTCAGATCGTCCACGGTAAGAATATCCCCGAACCTGTCGTCAGGAATGGTGTAATTCCCGAACGTCCAGCCGACATAGCCAGTCTCTATCCGTACCCAATCTGAATATTTGTATTCAGATACGCTATCGGTGGAAACAACGGCGAACCGGTATTGGTAGATGCCGTTAGGAACGTCGTAATCCGTAAACCGGAGCCCAGTAATAAGCGCCGGAGTGCCATTCGAAAAAGCAGCGCCGTCCCACACAAGCCAAGCATCGTCTTCCCTTTTCCGCTCGATTTGGTAGCCGACTTTGTTTGCTGGCTCCAAAGAGGGAAATAGAGTAAGAAGAATATCATGGCCAGCGGAGACAGCGCTAATTTCTGCCATGATTTATATGCCCTTGTACCCAGGTATTGTCAGCATGTAGTCGAGGTCTTCTTTGTCAGGTTCTGCAATACCATCCGCATCAAAAACAATGGGTTTGCCGGTAACGGCAAAAACCGTCTGATTGGCCCGCGCGATATTTTTCACTTTTGTTATCTCTTTCGTTGTCGCTTCGTCCACAACGGGATCATCAATCGTATCGGTTGCTTTTTTGCGTGCCACTTCGTCACTCCTTACACTTCTTTAACAGCCGGCGACGTAACCAGATTATTGTCTTCCGGGATATCGGTCACAGCCGTTGCCGTGAGAACGTTGGCTGCATCGGGGTGACTTGTCACTGCAATGTGCGCGGCATACTTTGTCGCAAGATCCTCAATTCTGGCTATCACGTCATTCATCTTTGCAGTGACATCCGCCACATGCTTATTGTAGTCTTCCCGAAGCTCGTTCAGTAAAGTAATTGCGTCTTCAGTACGATCAGCAAGCTCATGCAATGTTGGGCAAGCCTTTTTCATCCTTTCTTTTGTTTCAGCCATTTTATCTCCCTCTTAAAGATTTGGGCGGGATAGTACATCCCGCCCATGTAGCAATCAATCAATACCAGCCAAGACCGGTATAGCCGACGTTTTTTACGACACCGTGGAACCACGGCACTTTCACGTCGGGAGTGCCGAAGAGGATGACTAAGAATGGAGTCACCGCACTCTTTGAGGGGAAGAGATCAAATTTCATGAGCGGAAGCAGCTGATCCCACTGGATAGACGGCTCAACGATATCATGAGACAGATACACGAGTTCACCAGTGCCGGGCAGATCCGAGTTCTGATCGAGTATGACCGTGGTGGCGGAGCCGGAATCGGCAACGCGGACCATTTCGCGACAATCGCTTCCATCGGCGGCGTCTTTTTTACTGCGGCAAATAATATAGCCAGTCCCCTTGGTTTCTCCTGGAGTGATGGTGATCTTCACCTCTTTTCCCGCTGCAGCTGCAACTGAAGCTGCGGTTGCTCCGGCGGAAATGCCATATTTGTTCACCGCAAATACAGTGTAGTAATAGGTCCCTGCGTTATCGGAAACAAAACCAGGGCCTCCACCACTGGTCAAATTTTGGGCAGCGAGCGCAAAGGTAGGTGCTGACGGCCTCTTGGAGGTATCACCATTCGGGCTGACTGGTCCCTTGACCCGGAACATCTTGTCGGGGCCAGCCTCTTTCCCCGCGATTTTGATGGGGTCGGAGAACGGGGTTGGGTACTCCTCTATCACCGCTGCACCCTTGCGGTCTGCAGGATTTAGTCTCAGCCTGTCGCGGGCAAGCGCCTGGAAGTCCTGGGCGATCACGGACGGCATATAGCAATGAGAAAGGTAACCGCCGTTGTCATAGACCATCTGCGCGATGGTAGAAATGGATTCCTCGCCACCCGCATCCGTCATTTTCTTTCCGCGGAGATCAAGCAGGTTCCTACGGCTGGCATTAGTAAGAATCTGCTTCTGTAGGGAGTCAAACTGTTCAGGAACCACGGCAGAGTTACCATGGAACATGGAATATTCGGCGCCCTTGAGGATCACGAGGGTCCCGGCAGTCTTTTCACTTGCTACCGCGCCCTCGATGGTCCGAGATACCTGCATCTGCAGCGTGACCTCTCTATAGGTCTGGAGGAACTTCATCGGCTTTGCGACCCTCTCCAGGTCCTGGTCTGACTCACTAGACTCGCCACCCTCCGCTACGAAGACATTCTCATATCCTCCAGCATCGTTACGTCGAGTGTATTCATGGATCGTTGATTCAATCTTCTGCTTTTTGAGGAGATTCATCACCTTGAAATCCTGCGGTTTGACGGCCAGGGCATTCACCATGGTCATTTCGATATCCTGCGGAATGAGTGAACGACCGCCGGTCATTGACGCAGAGTCAGTGCCGGAGCCTGCCGAAAGAGCCTTCAGAAGGGCGTCCTGGGAAGCAGAACCTGGCACATATTCATCAATTCCAGTCTGTTCGAATAGATTCATCTCTCGATACCTCCTTACATGGATTTCAGCAGGCGCAGGTTCGCGTCACTGATGGGTAGCCCTTTATTAAGGCGCTCCTCAAGAACGCCAGCATCATCGATGGACATCTTTCCATCCTGCACAGCGAGCTGTGCCTTCGTGATAATCTCCCCACGGGTCATGATGGCCTCTTTGCCGTTGGAGTCCAGGAACGTTCTCTGCTGTCTGCTCAGTACAGCCTGGCGGGGGGCGGGGGTGTCGGCGATTGACTTCAGCACATGGCCGGTATTCAGCACTCCATTGCCAATTGACTTCTGTACCTGTTCCATAGACGAAATTCTCTCGTTGATGGCATCCAGCCTCTTGGAAAGAGATTTTGTCAGGTTCTGCAGAAACGGCGTAACATCGAGGAAGTCCTTGTTGTTATCCTGCACTTCCTCGTAGAGGGATTTCATGATCTTCTTTTTTTTCGAAGGCTTAGAAGGAACGGCCTTTTTCTCTTCCTCCTCTTCCTCGTTCTCCTCTTCCATCTCTTCATCCTCATCGCCATCTTCGCCCTCTTCGTATTCATCCTCATCAGAATCAGACGAAACAGTTTCCTCCGGGGGCTCGTCGGCATAGCCTTTTTCGGCAACAGCATCTGTTTTTGTATCTTTCTTGCCATTGCCGGTCTTGATTGATTTTTCGAGAGTTTCCATCGACTCATCGAATGCTTTTAGCAGCTCGGAATCCATCTTTTCTACCTCCTGCCTGATCTTTCCCCGATCAGCAATGAGCGACCGGAGTATTTCATCCGCCTCTTCGGCGCTACAGCCACGATCTTTAAGAAGCTGCTTCGCTTCTTCTTCGCCTGGGATGTCTCCATTTATCATGCCCATGACGACCGCCCATATCTTTGGTTTTTTTGTGCCCTCAAGGTCTTCGGTAATCATGGCGCCGCCGCCTGTTTTCGCAGATGCATCGGTCGCGAACCCAGCCTGGAGCGACTTCACGAACGCAGCCGAAGAAAGCTCGACGGGCGCCAATGTCTGATTCACTGGCTTGAAAGTAATTGCGAGCTCATCCCAAAGAACCTTCACAACTTTCTGAATGCGACGGCCCAGCTTTTGGTCCCATGTTGATGCAATTTGAGGATTCCTGCCGCCAATTGATGTTTTAATTCGGGTGGACCCGTCTTTCAGCTTGGCCACGATCTGCCGAGCAATTGGGCTCGATTTATATAATTTTGCTTTGACGAATGTCTTTTTGCCCTGCTTCGTAACGCCGATGGGCTCTCCAATGATGTACTTCTCGGGGCTCCAATTGGGATCGTCGGGATCCGCACGTAAATGGCGATGATCATAGGATATGATTCCATGCTGGAGAAAATAGTCTTTTGAGTCCAAAAGGGCGCGCTGAAGAACTTTCTGGCCGTCAAAATCAAGGTCCTCATTTGAGGCCTCAGCTTCGATAATCCAGTTTCCGTTCTCATCGGTCTTTATCGCTTTTGAGAGAAGCAATTCAAGGTACACGCGATTCGGGCTCAAAAAAACTCCTGGGCCGAAAAACAAAAAAGGCCGGCTCCCCTGGTAGGGAACCGGCCCAATTCTCCAATCGGCACCGCTTTTATCTCAGTACAATATAAATTGTAATATAAAAAAAATCAGAATGCAATACCCTATATTTCTGCGTTCGGGATTTCACCCGGGATTGCGTGGGAGAACCTTTCTGCCACGCAACAGACTCATATAGGCGGCCTGAGCTTTGGGGTCCCCATGCATTGCCTTTGTTCTAAATTTTTCAATGTTCATCTGTTGGTCGTTAAAAACCTCATTGGCGCGCGCCTCGATTTCCTTATCTGCCTGCGTCGTTTCGTTCTTTCTGTGCAAAATTTTAGCTAGAAGTCCATGCAATTCTCCCTGTATGTCGTTCATGCCGCCCTCTCCTTTTCGATTCCTTGATTGTATCTATCCTGCCTCACATTCGCGATCATCGAGGCAAGTCCGGTGTCATCAAGGTCGCCGGGGTCTTCTTCAAAGATGCTCCCCAGTGCCTTCTTTCTTTGTATCCGATTCCAGCGCGCGCGCTCCGTATCGGTTTCGGACACGATATCATGGTATTCGATTGCGTCGTGGGCCTGGCCTGGTCTGTCTATGCGCCCCTCTCGCTGTTGTTTTACCCAAGAAGTTTGCGGGAGGTCGAAGTTAATCAGGTATCCGGCATTCTGCAGATTCAGCCCGGTGGCGCCCGCATCGGAACAAAGGAGGACATCATAGATACGGTCCGATGGGTTGGGTGGATTGAATCCCACTTTCACCTTTTCTTTTTCGGCACCGTTCATGGCTCCCTGAATAATCCCCACGCGCAGCCCTTTCTCAGTAAGACCCTTGCGCAGGTTCTCTATCGTTGAGAGGTTGTGGGCGAAAATGACCCCAGGCTTCTTATCGCCTGCCTTCGATGCTGTTTTTGGATTGTCAACAGTGTAAACTTGTGATGCCACAATGTCAAAAACCTTGTCTATCTTGGCATTGTGGTGCCAATCGAATTGATTCACCACACGGTTTAGGGCCTCTTCCTTTATCACGCCGACCGAATCCTGGAGTTGTTTCGCCGTCGCTTCGCGCTTACCACTTGGAATATTCTTAAACGAATTCGGCGAAAGATACTCCATGGCCTCCACATCGACGCGCCCCTCTCTCTGTGCCAGCGAAGCCCGCTTGAACATGGCATTCACCCGATCGTATGCGGTCTGTTGTTCGGGCGAAAGCGATACATTGTCCCGATTGTATGTCTTCTGCGTTCCCGTCACAGTAGGGCTTGCGTAGTTATATCGATTGATAAGCCGCTGCAACGATCTTCTGGAAAATTGAGAATCGACGCCGTACTTTTTGAGGTATGCCGCCCTATTGTTGAACCTTTCGGGCGCCACCTTGCGCAACATGTCGAACGCCTCAGAGGCGTCATTTTTCACGGGCGTCGCGGATTGGTTCATGAAATACTCAACATTCTGATTCAGCGCATCCATGACATTCGAAAGGGTTGTATCCTCTTTGCCTTTCCGGTTTGTGGTGTAGTGACTTTCATCGACCGTAAGCATATCAAAATGAATTCCCTCACTATCGAGCGCGTTTTTCAGGGCGTCGCGCCGCTCCCTGGGTGACATGGCATTGAACTTGTCCCTCATCACATTGTCATTGAGGCCGTTTTGTGTAGCCATGATGTGCACAAGATCATCTCTCAAGCCTTGATGGGTGTAGACAACCATATCATAATTGTTATTTTTCAGTGCTCGAATGCGTTCTGCCTGATTTAATGTGGAATCTGATTCCACATGATACTTGCCCGGTTCGCAGAACACATTGATCTCATTGCCGAACTGCTCCTGCACGACGGACGGCACGGCATAGAGTCCTCTTTTCACTTTGCCCTTCGACTTAAGGTCAGTGAAAGAGGCGATCGAAAGAATGGTTTTCCCCTTTCCCGTGCCGAACGTGAGATTCATCCGCTTCACTGTCTCGAACATCTTCACAGCCCGTTGCCGTTCACCCGCGGTATTCATGCCTCGGGATACTACGTATTTTTGACCTCTGTGCTGATTGATCGCAATCTGTGGGATTATCGATGCCAGCTGCGTATTCACACGTTCACCAAGCGAAGGAATTTCTGTCTTGTCGTCCTGCTTCGTCTCGGTTTCACCAAAGAGATTCCCCTGAGCCTTATCCGCGAGTTTCTTTTCCTCCAGGTACTGCAAGGCTTTTTCTTTCCATGCGCCAGTAGCGAATTTCCCATTGACCCTGTTTGCTACTTTCGCGCCGGCGCTTGCGAGTTCAGCTTGCACCTTGTTTATCACGGAATCGCGGGTATCCTTGTCCAGCATGCCCAACACATGATCCTGCCAATTTCGTATCTTTTCGGTCTTCACGCGAAGCTTCTTTTGGGCAACACGTCCATAGTTTTTCACGAATCGGTTAGAAAAATCTCCCCGGATGCTGTCGAGCACTGATGCCTGGGCGCGCTTTACGTCGCCGTGCATCCGCACATATTCCGCCCATGGTGTCTGCTCTTGCCGTTCTGCGCCCGAGTCAAACTGAGATTCACTGATCCCTGACATAAACGATAGATAATGATCCCGCATTTGGGATTCATAGAGCTCGGTCAGCTTTTCTGGCAGCTGCTTCTCAAGCTTGTCAGCCTCTTTTGCAGCCGCCTCCTGGTCTATCACGGTTTCAGGGTTGCGAATATCCTCAATTTCCTGGAAAAGCGCTCGGGCTCCATCGAGCACTCGGTACGTTTCCCACTTTCCTGGAATGACTTTTGCCAGCGGAGGAGTTTCTGTCATGCCAAACATGTCTTCAGTGGAATGATTCTCTATCAGGTCTTGGCGTATCGCTTCGAACGCCGCAACCTTATTTCCCCCGAAAGAGCCGTTGACGTACTGCATCCATGCGGCTTGTCGAGAAATTGGCTTTCCATTCTGCATGTCGCGGGTGGAGAACCGTTCAGCATAGGAGCCCTGGTACAGATGATTCTCCCAGTAGCGTCGAAGGTCGGTCTGCTCTTCCGGGCTCAAGTCGGCGACATTTTTGAAAGCAAAAGAACCTTCAGGAAGTTCACCAAGGGCTCTATGTACCGCTTCTTCTGTCTGGGTGATTTCTTCCGCAGTATCCCCGAGGCTTTGATTCTCCACGCTATCTGCGGCATACTCCGTATTCGGTCCCGGATCCTCGAAGCTCTCTGTTGTCCGTCGAACTATTCCTGAAGGCAACCATCCTGGCTCATCCTTCAGACCCGCCTTTATGCTTTCTACTTCCTGTTCCATCCGTAAATCTTCAGGGTCGCCATACGCCAGCAATTTTTCAGGCTTTATGATCGTCACCACTTTCGTTGTATTGATGGTGCTTATTTTGTAGTCTTCTTCCGACAATCCCAAGGCGTGCATCCGTATGATTGCTTCTTCGGAGAATATATCACCAAGGGACACATCAATGGCGCCTGGTTCATTTTTGTTCTTTAGTTCCACCACCATAGCCGCTGCCGCCTCAAGACTCCCCAGGGCTTGCCCGACAATTCGATTCGCCTCGTCGAGATATGAAAGTCGGGTTGCATTCAATTCAGAGAGCACGGCCAAATCGTTGGGGTTCGCGTCGATTTCTGCCTGGATTGATTCTGCACGTGCGAGCAATTCTTTCCCTCGCTCCAATGCGTCTCGCGCAATCGTCTCATTTGTTGCCTGGTGGTATTTCTCCATAGCCTCCACAAAATCCTGATATGCTTCAGGCGACATGTTTTTGCGTGCCGTCATGGCCAATAGTTTCGCGCTTGCTCCTACACCCAGAATATCCACCACGTCGCGGTCAAGCCCTTCCGCCCTCATTGCCGCCAATGATATGGAGTTCAGCCCCGCATAGTTGCCATTCGCAATCCACTTTCCCGATCCGCCAGGGTTGTCATTGATGGTCTGCAGGAGCGACGAATGGAGCGCAGCCTGCCTTTCCGTAGTGATTTTCTCCACTTCATCCTGTATGTCCGCATCGAGTATTTCAGTATAGGCAAGCGACACCCCGCGCCCATACACAATATCATCTGCGGATTCGGCTGCATCATCCTCGGTACCGTCGAGATTGATCTGTGTTGGCTTTTTCTCTTCAAAGTCGGCAAGGACTTTCTTCATATCGAGATACTTCTTCAGCATGCCGGCCTTTTGATCAATCTCTTGTATGGGTTTCGTGGGTGCCTCTTCCTCGATATAGATTTGATTTTTCGCATCGTTGATGCGCTTGTTGGTTTCAATGCCTTTGGTAATCATTTGCGCGAGTCCGGGATTCTCAGCTGCAATTTCATTGATTCTCTCGCTGAAAAGTTTCTTCCTTTCGCGCTCCAGCTCCTCGGGGGACAGTCCTTTTTCTTTTGCAATGTTTTCATAATCCTTCTTGAATCCGACGGAAGTATCGGGGTTCTCTTTTCTGATGAGCTGCCGAGCGCCGCTGTCCTCTCCAAGTATCGCGTGAATCTGTTCATTCAAGCTCGGGTCGGTAATCAATTCACGCTGAATATTTCTCACCTGCTCCTTGGCCGCCGCAAGGAGGTTCGCCCTCTGAGATTTTTTTGCGCGCTCCCGTGCTTTTATGGCAATTCCGAGCTCTCCACGAAACCACTTCTCCTCATCCTTGTCGCCCTTGACTTTCGCTTCGTCAATCTGTTTTCTTATCTTGTTGATCTGGTCCTTTGTCTCTTCGTCATAATCGACCATATCCCATCCCAGTTGGCCCGCCATATAGCCGATAAATTCAGACTCAGCTGCTGCCTTTTTCTTCTTTGCTTCGATTTCGCGTTCTGCTTGGATTTCTTTTGCAGCCTTTTTGCTATCTTTATAAGCGCGTCGCTCATCGGGGCTCATTTGGGATATCGCCTGCTGCTCCTCCGTCTGTTTCTGCAATTTTTCAAGCTTTTCCTTTTCACGCTTATTCTCGACGGCCTGTCTATACTCTTCTTTGCTGCGAATTTTGTTGAGCTTGAGGCCGTTCAACCGCCCACTGGCGCCAGCTATCACATGTGCGGTACCGTTTCCGGTATCCTGAATGAGTACTGGCTGCCCACTGCTCTCATCTCCATTGGGGTGCACAGTGATCCATCGAGCCGATGCAGGTATTGCCATTTTCGCTTTCAAAAGCCGTTTCGCCATGTGGATTGATTTTTGCATGGCGACATATTCTCGGAATGTCAAATCGACATAGTGGCTCGGTTCGATGCTGAGAATACCAGATTTTTTAAGAGTCTCTAGACTCTCTGGAATATACGAATACGCTTCAAGCTTGCAAAACATTTGTATCACCCCTCGCCATCATATGGCCTCTTAGCTAATAGTCCACAATCTGATTTTTCTGAATCGTCTTCTATTTTCAAAAGTGATGGCTTTTTGAATCAGGTCCTGTGATCTTATGACATCAAAAAGACGGTCAAAAGCTGCATCGATCCGTTTACGTTCCTCGCCTTCAGGGAATGGTTTTCTATCCCCAAAAATTGGATTGTGGTAATATTTGTTATCTGCATAGATGGAGAGGTAATCATTCCGCCGGTCCATGCTGGCGAGTCTGTCTTCACACCATGACTGAAAAGCCCGCGCCGCCATTTCGTGGGTTGTTGACCAATATGCGTTTTTCCGTTCTCCATCGATGTCCTTTGCCTCAAGCATGAACGATGACATAGAAGGACCATGCTCCACTTCAACCTCTCCTCCATTCGCATTGCCGCCATACCACGCAGCCGCAATTCTTATCCAAGTATCACGATTTTTCTTTTCTCTGCGTGAAGGATCACTGCTATACATTTTCATTACGATATCGATAGCATTCTGCGCAGACCCCGCATTTTTTATTTTTGCGGCAGTCGATGAAGAATTGTATAATGATTTCCCTTCGATATTATATTGCGCTATCTTATAATCCATATCAGTATAGGCAAAAGTAGTTGTCGCTCTATGCGCCCCCTGTGTAATAGCAGAAGATAACACCTGAACCGCCTTTTGTAATTCTGGCTGGTTTTTCAATCTTTCGGGGTTTTCGGTTGAGAAGAATGTCTTTTCTTTCGATGTATCAATCCCCGCTGCCTCCGCTATCATATTGTCGAAAGAATGCCACCATTCATGAGCAAGACACCCGCCTCCACCCATTTTCGTAATATTGATAATCCGCTCTATAGGCTCATAATGGGCTCGTGGAGCACCACCCGCCCATCCTTTTGCGCCATTTCCACGGGCACCAAATGCCAATGCAAGCCTCCCATTAAGAGATATTTTAGTGTCGGCAATCCCAAGGATATCAGCAAGATCAGCAAAAGCAGCAGCAGCGCTTTCGGTGTGGAATTTCGCCGAGTTTACGTCCTCGAGAACCCAGTTCCCCGACTGGACATCGCGCAAGCCAAACGCCTGTTTGAGTGTCTCGGTCGAATCAACCCCTAGATTCCTTCCGCCCTTACGTTCAAACTTATCCGCAACCCTAAGCTGAAAATTTACGGACTGTTTGGTTGCTTTTTTTACCAATATGTGCTCCCTTTCTGCCCATGACCAATCCTTTATTCTCCCAGATCGTGCAGTGGCAATATGATTTCCGAAAGAATCTGAGCCATTGTAATGTTTATAGTTGATTGCACTCTGGAACCGTGGCCCCAGCGAAAGCCATGCGCGAGTAATGGGGTTGGTAAGTAAATTTCTCGCCGTTGCTGTTTTTTTTATCTCCTGCAATTTATCATTCATGATATGGAGTGCTTCTTCTTCATCGGTAGTATATCCGGTTCTTCCATTTCCACGGTCTCTGGTTACAGTCTTAAAATATGCAGGATATTTATCTCTAAATTTTATATATTCATCCCGTTTTTCCTGCGCCTCTTGCTCTATTTCCACCACCCTTTGAACCATTGCGGGGTCAACCTTCCAGCCATGATTCTTCCTTTTAGAAATTTCCGATTGAAGGGGATATTTTTGTCTCTCTATCTTCTGAACTTCATTTGCCATCGCGTCGGCCTTATCCTTTTTTTCCCGGATTGCAAGCCATCGGGCATGCGTCTTCTCGCTTAATTCCTGATATTCCTTGGATTCAGTAGCGTTCAGCATTTCCCCGCGCATTTCTCCGTCAATATCATCTACGGCTTTTATTACGTCATCAACCGTTTTACAGGTTTCCAGCCTATTCCTGATTGATTCAATACCGTTAGAATAGTCCTTTCTTGATTCGGGCGAATTTTCAGGCTCTTTACCGATAGAGGCATATACTCGATCAATAAGATATCCCGCCCCAGGCTCCATGCCTTCGGCTTTCAGTTCATCCCAATTCACTTGCCCGAATAAGTTTGATTTCGTAATAATTTCATGCGCCTTTCTCGGATTCTCTTCAAGGTTCCCCCAGTCTATATCGGTAAAACGTACCAGTTTTCCTTCCCTCGAAGACATTTTTATCCTCTCGGCCGCAAGTTCTTTTCTGCTTCCCGCGATATATCCCGTATCCCGATATTTATAGTTAGGAGAGCTCGGGTCAAGATCATCATTAGAATCGGTTTTTAGCGGTGTTTTAATTACAAGTTTCTTTTCGTCTGCATTGATCCATATATGGTCTTTATTCAATTTAGGCCCCTGGGTTGCATTTGGATTGTCCTTTTTCTCACTTTCTAACGGCTGGTCGAACAAGTCGAGCTGGGCGCTTATTGGCTTGCGCTCCTCGAAGAGATTCGTATGCTGAAACTCGGAAACCTGCTCGGGAAGGATCCAATAGGTAGCTGAATACGTGTGCCCATTTCGCACGACAGTTTTTTTGACCGGCACAAGCCTGGAGGACTTCTTTGCTTTTTGGAGGCCGCGATCCCTTATAACAAAGGGTAATACATAGTGGATACTCTTTTCGGATTTGTTCTCCTCGCGCGGCGCACCAAAGATCTTTTTTTGTGATGCCCCTTGCATATCACCAGTAACAGCGGTATACTTATAAATGGAGGGTTTGGAAATGCCCAACATCGATTCCAAAGAAATAGATTTTTTTGAGCGCGATGACGTTCCATTCGCCCGCGATAAGGCTTCCCGAAAGTGCTTCCGCGTCTTCTCTGACAGCTCGCTGAGAGAATCCCCAATAACTCTTGCCGATTTAATGGTAAAAGGCCGTGCGATCTCAAAGGACGAAGCTCTGCGGCTAGCGAATGCCTCCGGCGACTTGCTTGCCGCCCACGCTTCCTGATACAAGGCTATCTGTGCACGTTCGATTAATCGAGTGATCTTGTCGTTCTCAGGCTTGTCCTGCAGTTCCCGCCACACCTCATAGAACACGTGCCCCTCGCTCTTGGCCTCAGCCATCGCCCTCGTGGTGAGCTGGACTTCGGATATCATCCCGTTCGGCAATTTCACATTCATGTTAATGTCCCGATAGCCGACCGACGAAGGCATAGCGAAGTTGTTCTTCAGCCTCATTACTCGTGGATCGGCCATGAAGAACTCTACGGCAGCCGCTAGCGAATCAAGCCCGTCGAATATTAAGGTATGGCCGTCGAAGTCGTATATCTGCGAAGCGTCCATGGCTCGGTCATTGCGCATTTTCTCCTCAACGCGGTCTCGGTCCTTCAGGTCCTTTCTTGATTGTACTTCTATCGCTCCAAGTTTCTTCGCGGCTGCATTGACGTAATCCCTGAATCCGGCCCTCGCGTCCTCGGCTAAGCGATAAAGCTCGTTCATGTCCCTAGAAGGCTGCACGAGGTTCTTCTTGTCAATCCTCTTTTGATAGTCGGGATTGAGCAGGCGGGCCACCTGCTCCGCGCGATGATGCGGATCCGAGGTGTTCTCGCCCGCCTTCGGCTGCTGAGGGGCTGCCTTGTCGTCTCCCGATCGCACGTAACGCATCTGCGTGATGACAGTCCCGTCTTGTCGGTGCACGTACACGGGACGTTTGACCAAGTGAGAAAAATCGCGCGCCTTAGCCAAAAACGAGATTGCAAAGAACGACTTGTGGAACTTGTCCTTCTCGCCAACCTCAATTCCATGCCTTTGGGCTGCACGGACGATCCGAGTCCACATGGCGCGCCGCTCACTGGGCGAGTACACGGAGAAATTTGTTGGCTTTGAGAAGTAGGAAATTGCAGCCCGGACGTGCTCAGCGGTATCAAGGGGGTACTTATAATTGTTGGGATCCGCATACTCTTTTTTCTCCTTGGGATAGCCCTTTGGAGCCGACTGGTGCGAATTCTCGACATCTCCTGCTTTCGGAAGTGCTTTTACAATACCTATCTTTTTTGCCATTTTAATTGCCTCCGGCTCATCAACCAAGCCTGCTGCGATCAGTTTAGTGTAATAATCGGGTGTTTCTTTTATATGTGCCATAGCAATGATTTTTGCAGTTTCTGGATCATCGGTATGCTCTTTTTCAACTTGTATTCCTATCCCTAGCTCCTTGGGGTATTTTCTTTCAATTTCATCTTCTAGTTGACGCGAAGGCTCCCTAAGTCCTCCAATAGCCTCTTTCGCTTTCGGCTTCCCGGCATGCAAGCCCTCTTCAGTGTAAAATTTCACCCCAAGGCGCCGCGGACTCAGTTCTTCTCTTGTCCCGTTGCGCACCTTTTTACCATCGGCCTGTTCAAGATCCTCAGCTAATTCCTGCTGTACTACCCCATCAAATACGTGACGTTCAGAAGAAGAAAGCCCGAGATCGGTATACGATCCAAGTGTCGAGTTCACTACATCCTTGACGTGGCGCATCAATTCATTCATGTGAGACTTAATGACAAGCTTCTTACCCTTTGCACTATCCGCGAATGCTCTTTTCTTGAATGTCTCAATGTCCGTTTCATCCATGCTCCCGAAAAATCCGGGACGGTCGTACTGCTTCATGTAAAGGGCCTTGGCTTCCTCTGCGGAGTCAAATCCGAGCATTATCTTGTCTTCATCATAGCGCCCTGTCGTCGGATCATTCTGATGGATGATGAATACTTTTGTGCTTTCGGGGTTGGGGCCACAATATACATCTAAATGGTCTTTGTCTTTTCCTACGGTTTCACGAATATAGCCATAATCGGCATGCATCTTGGAAGCCCATTTATGACCGTCCTTATCAACGTCATGCCGAACCGAACCCTTCTTGTTCTCAATTGAAATGTTCATACCCTGCACCTTACGGCGTCCTTGAAGCTTCCAACCAGAGAAGGTGAGCGACTTTTCAATTGGAACCGCAAAATTTTCTTTCATCCACACCCTCCCCTCAAGAGATTTATTGAAATTCGGGCTGCTTGGATCAAACTCGTTTGCATTGATAGATTTTATTTGGTTAGGATTCTTGGGAACATATATCGTTCCTTCGTCTTCTGTGTTTTTGATTATTACTCCATCGTATTCCTTATTGAACGCCGCAAGAGCGTCGGAGTTCGTTGGATTTTTGCCGAACACCTTATCATCAAACATCACATCACGCGCGAGTGCGCCATTGGCATCGTAGACATAAGGATTCTGGATAGAGAGATACACAGAATGAAGAACAGCCTCGCCCATGGTAGAGAATACCCGCTGAAACTTTTCAGCAACATCTTTCCTGTCTGTGAAAAACCCGGCCCACTGGCCATTTGGAGAATCTATCGACTCTATCTCTTTCCCGGTTCTCCAGTCGTTTTTCATCATTCCCTTGTACACGACCAATGGCTCCCCGTTCTCATCGACGATTTTTGAGACGGAATTGGGATTGACAGCAGAAATCATGTGTGCTATTTTATTTTTATAGCCAGCGGGTCGGTGTGCTGACCGGTTTACCGGAAGCCCCGTTAAAGACGCTGGCTCTTTTATTTCTACCGCTTCAACCAAATAAAGTCTTGTCCCTTGTTCTTTTCTTAAAAACTCTTTTGCCATTATTTTAACCATATAAACATCATCATCAAATGGCATCGGAATTTCAAAATGATGGATAGAGTTTATGCTCATCGCATCATTTTCTTTTTTTCCGCTCCTTGATTCGCTGAGTACGGCTAACGGGAATAGCTTATCGAGGTTCCCTAATGCCTGATAATGGGCCTGGGGGGAAACAGATCGTTTGACATTCTCATAGCTCATCATCTTCCTGAACGATTCTCCTGATATTGTTGCCATAATTCCGGTATCTCTGTTTTTTAGCGGTCTACCCACAAGTTCTTTCTTTAGGGCCTTAACCTGCTCAGACCCGCGTATACGGCGCATATTGTCTTTGAGATCTGCAATCTCCCAATCCCCAAACCACTTTTTAAACTCAGGTGTTCGTACCTGGTGCCACTGCTTTTCATTCAAATATGAAGGTTCACCGTTTGGCGCAAGGAAATATCCCTCACTATCTCTGGGCTCCCGTGATGTTCGTGAAGCCGCTTCACTCGGTCGCATCCACCTCATCGCTTGATATGTTTTGCCATTATGGGTAACGCTAACAAGTTTTTTCACCAATTTTGAAGTATCAAGGGCTTTTTCAATAGGGATTATTAACTCCTTTATGTTACAATCTTCTATATCAAAAGTGGCCGATTCTAAGAGTGTCGAATTGATCTTTATGCCCGGTATCGGTTTCCCCATAGAATGCCTCCGTTAACATCCTGCATCAGGATCGAAAAGCGTATAGCTGTGTTCTACTCCGTAAACGTCCGTCCACCTGTGTCGAGATGAACAAGCGGAGTGCCTTTTATGAAAGTACATGGCTGCAAGTATCGTCCTGCACTCGCTTCCGTGCCACGCGCGCTCTTGCATGACAGGATCGTTGGCGTGCCCCATGAACCACGCGCCCGGAGTGTTCACGTATTTCTGTAGGGCGTCTTTCACTGCCCACCAATAGACTCCAAAAGTCTTATAGATACTTGGATTTTCAATAAGCAACGGGCATATTTCGTTTATCGCCTGTTGGGTATATTGCTCATTTATACTTTCTGGGGTTTCTTTCACAAGGCAGTCAACAAAAAAATCGTCATAGTACATTGCTTTTATCGCCCTTCATGTTGCCGCATGATAAATTTCGTTGATTCTCTCAAGATACCCCGGTGTCGTGTCGTCGGGGTTTTTAATGCCCTTCTTGAAATATTCCTGCCGCGCCTGCGCAACTGCTTCGCCCCAGGCCCTCTGCCGCCCCTCAAGCTTCGCCATCGCGGCATCATACATGCTGGTAGTTTTTTCTGTCGGTGGGTACCACCTAGACCACGATCCACGACAATTCCCAGACCATCCCACCTTGCCATTCCTCTTTACGAGCAAAAAGTGCCACTTTTCGAGCTCGACATCATAGACCATGCCATCATAGGGCATTGTTTGTGGCGCGTGGGACGCCCCCCCATTTTTAGATGGTCTCGGCCTGCCAAAATAATGCCTAAATTTAGATTTTTTGATATTGATGTTGAAACAATTGGTCTTCAATATGTAGTCTCCATTGCTGAATGACGTGACCATTCTCTTTTGCTTATCTTCCCATACAGACGGCATCCATCCTGCTTTGACGACCAGTTCGCAAAGGTCTGCCATCATGCGCGGCGAAGAGGTCCTTACTATCACTTGATGGGAATCTCCCGGGTATGATTTTGCATGATGTTGGCCATCTCTGGAACCATCTCCTAGACTGAAGGCATCCAAGAACTCTCGAATATATTCAGGCGAAAGACTTTTGATAAAAGTAGGGATATACTTCTGTTCGGCATGAACGCCAATATATGCACTGAAATGATCTGAAGCTTCCCCATATAGATAAACAGCGCTCTTAGCTTTGCGAAGAAACGATTGCATGGAGGGCAGGTCGTTCACGATTTTGTCAGGAATTTTTTGTGCTAGGGCAACCTGATGCCGTCTTGTGCTACCCTCCGAGAGAAACCACGCCCACAGCCGTACATAGTCCCTATAGGATACCTTCACCCCTGCAATTTCAATCGTCTTTGGCGGCTCCGCGCCTTTCCATTCACCAATTGCCATAGGAAGATAGTAAGTACAGCGCTTTATAACTTCTTGTGCACTTTCAGCTTTCAATAGTTTCTGTTTCCAAAGCTTAGGAGTCGAAAATAGCATATTATGATTAGGAGTAACCAACATATCATAATTCAAACCGTTAAAATGTATCATATCCCCTTTATAGTGATATGCAATCTTATTGATATACCTTGCATACCCTACCTCTCGAGTATCAGGATTGATCGACATAATCTTTTCTCCGCCAGAGAGGTCTTTAATAAGCATCCACCCTGCATTAGTCAATACTTCGGTGTCGTCTGAGTAACACCAAGGGTGTTGCGTCCCCGCGGCCACCCAATCATCGGATGCTTTCCTTCCAACTCTTGTTTTCCCCTCCCATATCGCCACCTTGGCATACGGATCGTTTATCTTTTCGTCGTCGAGCGCCACGTCGGACCAAAGAGCTATGAGACCTCGTATTTTATCACAATGTTTGCATATTGCAGTATCCTTTATCTCGTATCGCTGAAAATAGACTTTCTCCCCAGGGTCAGCTTCAGATTTCTGGGCAAGAAGGAATGCGGTGTTGATATTGTCGCCCATTTCGGTTTCGACGATCCGCTCCCAATCGCGGTTTAGGCTGCCCATTGTATCAAACAATTCTTGGGCGATTTTTGTTTTCGGCTTCCTTTCTTTGATACCATTGAGAAGCGCCTGACTCACGGCAGATTTGCTCTTTTCCGCCATCGATCGGATATATTGAGCCGCGGTATCGTTTGCCACCTGGAGGCGCGCCGCCTGGAAATTATCCATACCAAAAGTGCGCTCCATATTCCATTTATCGGAAAGCCAATCGAAGCTGTGTCGCTTGTATTTGATTTCATCGAGACGCATCTTTTCGATTGCTTCCCATGTGTTGTACTTCAGCATGCGCTCAAGAATTCGCCCCAATGCTGATGATTCGAGCACAATCCCCTTTTCCGCCTTGGGTAATTCCCAATTCAGAAATCGCTCTATGGCCAGCACGAATTGTCGCCACTGACGGCGTGATATCGGTTTCCCTGTCTCGGGAGAGTAGAGAATCTGGCCTTTGTAAATAAGCGGTTCAACATCATCAACTGCTTTTGAGAATGTCGAGATCACCGGGAGATCAAACGCTGCACAGGTCGTCATGTAGATACTGTCAAGGAGCGCCGCATAGAAGAGATTCCATTTTCGCACCAATTCCATATAAGCCTGGTACGGGAAGCCTTCTGCATGCGTCTCGTCGATGCGTCGGTGCAACGTGATGGGGAGTTTCATCGCCTTCGCCAGTGCCTGGCTTGCGGCAATGTACTTTTCCTTGCGGTTCTCCTCGGTAATATTCGTAACCGTCAGTTGTATATCTTTCATGGTAGCGCCTGCTATCTCATACGGTGATCTTAATTATATCATCCTTGATGGATTTACTCATCTCTTCCTCTTCTTCGTTCTCGTAGGGGCTCGTTATTTCCTGCTGCCCTTCCACTCCGGCATGCGAGAATTGAGAGCCCTGGAGCAGCTGCACGACATAGGGATTGAGGGGGATGGTGGACCATGGCTGATTGAACGGTTTGTCTCCATCCTCTTTTCTGAGATCGTCGATGGTTTTTGATGTTCGAAGTTGTGACTCCCGAATCTGCCCTTTCTGAACCAGATCGTCTTTTTCATATCCGACAAACTCAAACTGATAGCGCGGGTCTACCTTGTCAAGAATCCTCTGCAAATGTCCCTGCAAAAACCCAAGCATGAAACCTAAGCCGCGCGACTTGGACACTTCGAGCCGCGGCGCCGTATTCTGCCCAATGACGGACGCCGACTTTGATGTACGGATTCCCATTTCTTCGAGGTCTACACCAAAAATCGCCGTGATGCTGGACCAAAGAAATTCTGTCCACTGAGAAAATTCCATATCTTTATTCGAGCCCTGGAGAGATACCCATTCGAATCTTCTGCTTTCGTTCCCTTCTCCGTTGCTCGAACCC